ATCCTGTATTGGCTTCGTTATAGAATGCTTCTGTGCTTGTCTGGTTGGCATAGCGTGAACGCATTGCAAAGATCAAACCAGTAGGACCTGTCATTGGCTGAACGCCGCAGATGTCATAAGCAACGAGGTTTGGCATTGAACGGCGAACTAGTGAGATAAGCACTGGATCGAAGTTGTCAACGGCGCTACCAGTTGCGTTTGTGTGTGCAGCTTCACCAAGTAGTTGCTGACCACCGAACTGACCAGCTTCCTTAAGAGCGTTCTCGGTGTTCTCGAGAAGCACAGCAGTTACTGACCGGCGAGTCTTGTCTTTGATTGGCTCAAGAGCTTCAGCGTTTAGAACTGGCTCCCACTTCTTTTGGATGTCTTCATTTAAATACATTTTAGTATCCCTCCTCTTGGGTTTTTCGAATAATTATTTATAAAAAATTACTTTTTGACTGTTGAATTGATTGCAGTAATGTAACGTGACATTGCAGCATCTGGTTGTGCATATGAAGCAGCACCTTCTTCTGTCAATGATTCTGGATCAGAAACTGTTTCCTCAACGATTAGACCGGTTGTAGCAGCGACCTTCTTGTCTGAGAAATAATTTTCTTTGATGATCCCAACCTTCTTGCGGTATGATTCTGCATCAGCATAATCAACACCTTCAACTAGTGTGCGGAGCTTTTCTGTTTGTGTAGCAGCAAGACCCTCAGATACTTCGTCAAAGATTGCTTCGGCGGTCGCTTCATTAACAATCTTTTCTAGTTCGATTGTCTTTGTGATTGACTCGTCCAACTTTGCTGTAAGTTCTTGAACTTGAGCAGCAAGATCGCCAACAACGTCAAGACGTTCTTCAGGCAATTCCATATAATGTTCAGCAAATAGATTCTTAAGACCGTCGATGAAACCTTCGGTTACATCTGTGCGGAGTGAAGCTTCGATTGCAAGCTTGTTGTCTTCCATCCACTGTTCAACAACATAGTCAAGATACTGATCAACACGAGTTACAAGGGCTTCTTCTTGTTCAGCAAGAGCTTCTTCTAACTTTGTTTCAAATTCTTCTTGTAGGCGAGCTTCTTCAAGACCAATACGAACGCTAAGAGCAGCTTCAAAAAGGGTTGATGCCTTTTCACGGAAATCTTCTGTTAGCTCTTCTTCACCGAATAGCTCAGCAACATCTTCCTTAACGGCGGATGAAGCAGCTGAAGGCTTGGTTGAAATTGATGCTTTGTTTGCAGCAGCATTACCGGCTGAATCTAGATCCTTGTTAGGACCAAACTGTGCTAGTGTAGCGGCAAACCCGTTGATATCATCTTTTGACATTCCGCCAAGAGCTGACATAACAGATGCCATTGCAGCGGACTTAGTGGAACCGAGGTCTCCGCCACCAGAGCCTGCGCCTGGCTTTAGGGTATCTGCAGAACCGGCTTCATCGAGAATTTCTTTATTCTCAACGATTTCAGTAGTATTGTTCTTTGCCATTTCAGACTCCTTTAGTGACATTTTTTTATTATCTATTTATGTAATTTATAATTTCGATAATTTGTTGATGAATGACTCGAAAATTTGTAGCTTTCTAGTCTCTAGATCACGAGATCTAACTGCTTGTTCAACTTGTAATTTAGCTTTCTGGGCTACCAAAATATCATTTTCCCAGACCCAATCAACACCTTCCATGATGCCGTTAACAAACGCATCTGGAGCTGACGGATCTGCTACGATATCAGCAGCAGTTGCAAGGTGGAAATCAGACTTAACATATCTGACGCCATTCTTTTCTTCTAGTGATCCCATTCCTCTTGATGAAACACCAAGCGAAACACCGTCACCAATCAAGCCCTTGGCGATATTGCCCATAGGGGTATCCATCAACTTAGCACGACCGATATAATTGCTGCCTTCTTTTACAAGGCTAGTGATCATGTGTGATACACGATCTAGATTGATCGAAGGACCATCTGGATGACCTAATTCACCGAGTGCTCTGTTTGTCTTGATAAACGCATTTGAATAACGCTCAACTTCCTTCTCCATGATCTCAGAAGGATAGCAGCGCCCATTGCGATTAGTAATATCAGCCTGTAGGAATACACCTTCAATGAAAACATTCTTCTTCCCATCTTCACGGGCTTCAGTAATCGTTTTGACGTTTTCTACTAATTCGGTGATCAGTTTCATTTAATTATCCTTAGGAAAGATAAGTACTAGAGAATGTGCCTTCTTTTTGAAGCTCAATCATCAAAGTGCCGGCAGTAGAATTGATTAATTCAACAACCAAGGTTCCTGTCTTATCAATTGTTAATGCATTACCATTACCAGCATAATCAAAGTATCCGCTTGAGTCCCAAACAGCAACAGTATTAGCACCACGCTTAATTGTCCAATATGAACTGTTACCTGAAGGTGAACCTACCCAAAGTTGAGTAATTGTTGCGCCGGTGAGAATTTCATCGCCGGTTGCAATATCACTAACTGTTGAGTTGCCTGCAATAGTAATAGTTGAGTTGCCTGTGAATAAAACTGTAGTAGAAAGATTTTTTCTATTTGCAGCAATTCTAGTATTTGCATTAAGTGCCATTATTATTCACCTTTATTTTGAATTGCAAATGAAAGCATCTTATCAAAGCCATCAGGTGAGCTTACAGCTACTTCGCAAAATTGAACTTGATTTTCTTCTGATAATTTATTTAGAACAGTGGCAATAAGTGTTACTTCACGCTCTGAAACTGATCTAATTTCTTCGTTTGCAAAAACGATTTCACCGGTTGCTAGTAGGTCAATAAATTCTTCGTTAGCAATTTTGCGAACGGTGTTCTTGCGATTGTAGTACTTACGAGCGTCATCAGCGCTTGAAGCGCTTTTCTTGAACAATCCAGGAAGTTGTTTGCCAGCCTTTTGAGCATAAGAATCTTTTGCTGCAGAAGATAGTTCATCGATTTGCTCAACTTCTTCGTTAGCTTTATTTGCTTTCCAAGCTGTTGCATAAGCAATTGCTTTTTCTTTAGCAGTTAGAACGCCATCCTTAGAATAAGCCTTCTTGATATCCTTGACCATTTTTTCTTTGCCGGGAGGTGCAACCTCATCGACTGATTCTAGTGACTCATAGACCTTTTCATCTTCGCCAGGATTATAGCCCTTACGACCTTGCTTGCGGTCGATTGCTTTGATATTAGAAGCCTTAAACACTGCATCGTCATTACCATTGCGGTCAGCATTAGTAACACGGACATGCTTGTCAACGAACTTCTGCTCGTCAGGCGACTTAACCTTCAGATAGCCAGTCGCAGCTGTCTTACCTTCTAGAAATTGATTAAGCGTCTTCGCCATCTTCGTCATCCTCGTTGTCTAAGTCTAGGTCATCTAAATCTAAATCTTCATCATCATCAAGATCTAAATCATCGTCAGCATCATCCAAGTCAAGATCATCATCGGCATCATCAAGGTCTAAATCGTCATCTGCTTCTTGCTCAGGTGAAAACATATTCTGAGCAACCATCTCACGATAGTTATCCAATTGAGCAGCTGCTTTCTGTCTGATAACAGAATCGAAAGCATCCATCACTCTAGTTGGTGATTCTTGTGCGCTAAAATCGATGATATCTTTCACTGTGTATTCGGTCATGTTATTAACTCCGATTATTTATTTGTTTTATTAACTGGTTGTTTTGTTTCAGCTGGTTGAAGTGGATTCGATTGTGGTTCAGAACTTTGAGTACTAGATAGATCGCTCATCATAGTTCCATCTTCTTTTTCGCCAGCAATCTGATCATCAATTTCCTTGATATCCTCGTCTGATTGACGTAGAACGTTTCTACGAACCCAATCATTAGAGTAATAGCGACCCACATAATCATCAACATCACGCAGCATAGAAATGCGGTCACGAAGAATTTCTGTTTCCTTAAGTTCTGCAAAGTAATTATCAACGCCATATTGAAAGCGGATAGCCGATGCAAACTCAGGCCACTCTTCTAATGCCACAATGCCCTTAAGAATCAATTGCTTTTCAAGAACCTTGATAAACAACTGTGAAAACTTTGTTCTAAGACGCTGACAAAATTTAGCAAACTTAATTTCATCTCTAGTAATTTCAGTAGCACGACCAATGCTATATGTTTGGTCAGGCTGTAAACGACCGATAGGAACATTCAATGAACGAAGCAACTTCTGTTGGAAGTATGTAACATCATCCATTTGTCCTAGGTTCTGACCACCAGGTAGTGTAGTAATTTCAGTGCCTTTGCCACCTTCACGGCGAGGTAACCAGAAATCTTCAAGCATGGTCATGAACTTACGATCATCACGAATCTCGCCAGATGTTGAGTCATAAACAACTTTGTTTTTAAACTTCGCCATGATATCACGTAGATATTGCTCTGCCTTCATTTTAGGAAGGTTACCAACATCAATATAGAAAATTCTTCTTTCAGGCGCTCTTGAGATACGATAGATAACTAACGAGTCTTCTAAAGAACGCAACTGATTTAGTGGCTTGATTGCCTTGTGTAGATATGATTGAACAAGATCACCATTAGGATTTGTTAAACCACTTGTAATGTAAACAATAGAATCTTTAGCAATTTTAACGCCAGTATTTTGTGCAGCGTAACCTGATGTTGCTACAGTCTTCACAAAACCTTTATCGTTATACACATAATACTCAGCGCCATTTTGAACTAGATTTACGCCGTTAACATTCTTTTTACTTTTCTTTTCACGAACCTTACGGATATTTCTAGGATCAACATAACGAAGTTCCTTGATACCGTCCTTAGGAGCCTTTTCATCGATAATAGCATGGAAGTATAAACGACCATCAACATACCAACGCTTGAATAAATCGTATGAAAGATTTTCAAATTCTAGAAGTTGTAATACATTATCAAATTCTTCAATAATTAATTTTTTAATCTTATCTGGTTGTTTCAAGTCATCAAGAACTAATTCAACAGGTTTAACGTCAGGTTCACCTACGATAACTTCATTAACAATATCATCAATAGCAGTTTCCAATTCAGGATGTTGCGCCATTTCACGATACTTATTAACTAGTTCTGTTTCTGTTCTAATTGCACCATCAAGATCAATGTAGGTGCCATAAACACCACCCGCTTGAACAACCATAGCACCATCTTCAGTTTGCTTAGGAGCAAATGAAACGGGTGCTGGCTCTTCAACCTTACGTTTAATTTCAAAACCAAATAATTCAGCCATATTGTATGCGACTCTCTATTAAGAATACGGAGGGGATCCTTTCGAACCCCCTCTCAAAAAATTAGGCAACTGTGCCATCAAGTGTAGAACCACGAGTCAGTTCATAGTAGTCATACTGGAATGTGACTGTGAATTTTTCAATTGTATCAGTTGAACCCCAATCAAGATCAATTGTTGAGATTTCAGTTGGGAACAAGCCAACGAAAGAATATTCCCGAAGTAGGTCACCTGTCTTGCCATACTGGATGACTTGTGCAGATGACTTATACTCATTGGGAGATGCTGTAGGGAAGTTACGAAGGTTGTTGGTAAGTCCGTTGATTGAACTATGCCAAGCCTCCATAGCATTGCGGATTGCAAAGTCTTCATCATTGATGATTGTGACTGTCCATGCTTCAAATGTTCTATCACCAGCAAGTTTGATCTTACGACCGAAGTAAGGAACTTCGATTGGTCCGATTGTTGATCCAGGAAGCTGTGCTGTTTCACATAGGAATTGCATTGCATTGTCTCCAGCACCATTCACCGGATTGGTGACATTGACGCTGAACAACGTAGGACGGGCGCCGCCTGAGCGTAAAGCACCTGTAATATCGTTGATTCTAAAAGTCATTTTGGTTTCTCCTTATCTATCTTTATTTATCTTAGCCGACAATCTCGGAGAACTCAATACCGCTACGAACAGCAACAAAGTTTAGCTGGATGTAGTTGATTGACTTCGCTGGTTTGATGTAGATATCACCGACAAACCGGTTACTATCAATCACTTCGCCAGTGTTGTTTGTTTCATCACAAACAACCTTGTAGTCGTAGATACCACGGCGACCTTGAACATCACGTAGATAAGGATCAATTAGGTTGCGGAACTGGGCTCTTGTGAACTCATCGTTGAACTCGAATAGTGAAGACTTAGCAGCAATACCGATAGCTTTCTCAAGAACAATGAACAAGCGGCGAACGTTGATACGATCAAAAGCGCTTGGACGATTTAGCAATGTCTTGTCACCGAATAGAACTGTGCCTTGACCTGGCTGTGTGATAACAGGATTGACGCCATTCTTGTAAAGAAGATCACGATCTGCCTTGTTTGGATTATAAGCAAGCTTGATGATGTTCTTGATTTGACCACGAGCAGTTCCTGCAGGTGAATACCAAGGATCTCTTGTATTGTCAGTGCGAACACATAGACCAGCGATATCGCCGTTTAGCGGAACATACCGGTAAACGTCATTATACTTGTCATACATTTGCTTGTAACCGCTATCGGCAACACCAAATGATGACCGGCGTAGACCTGAGATTGCCCAAGAAGAAACGTTAGCACCTGCGCTAGTAGGATTGTTAACCACAAATTCTTTTGGTGGTGAAACAAAAGCAACGCAGTCCTTACGGTTGTCTGTGATGTTATCGATGATGTAGTTTGCAAGCTGCTCACCATAGGTGCCGCCACGAGCTTTACCCTGCATGATTAGTGAGATATCAACATCTTCTGGTGACTTGAACAAGTCATAAGCACGAGCAAGATCGCCGAATGAAATACCTGTGTTACCTTCATCAGCAGTATCAGCGCCGTAGGCGAATGACAATGATGCTGGTGCAGTAAAGGTTGAATTTGACATTAGAGCTGCTGTGGTAGAATTTGCACCACCAGTAGCACGATCTGTTGCATGCCACACATAATTTGATTCTGCGTTAACTACTGTCTTGAAGTAATTTGATGAACCATCTGGGCTCTTTGCATCTGTTGCTCTTGAAAGTGACTTATATGTTTCAAGAACTGTGCCTGGGTTGCCGGTGAATAATCCATCTTCATCAACAACAACAAGGTGAAGTTCGTCTTGAGCAATTGTGTTGCCATACTGTGCCTGGAAAGTAGACTGACCGGGTGCAACATCAACCTGATTGTAATATTCCCACTTACGTGAAACAGGGCTTGAAGTGCTGTTGATATAGGTATTGACGTTTGAAGATAGCTTCAATACTTGATCGAATGAAATCTGGAAACCAATACCTTGTCCTGCAACATAACCTGTTTGTGAAGCAGAGTTGACATAGCTTGTGCTATTAGCAGGTGCTGAGTTTTGAAGCGCAGTAATTTTAAGAAGCTGTGTACCAATTAGTGTATTACCGATTTCAAGGATATCGCCGACCGAGAAGTTATTCTTAACAAGGTTAGCATATGTATTAGCATCACCTTGAATTGGAGTATATCCTGCACCTGGAGCAATAAGAATTTGTCCAGTGTTTGAACCGACTGCAATCGTAAAGGCAGTATTTGTTGCTGTGCTGTTGATTGTTGAGTTTGAAACAATTAATTCAACAGTTGATGCATATTGAACTGCGGCATCACATCTTGAAATTTTCAATGAGTTGCCAAGTGCGCCAGGATAACGAGCAATCCAGTCAACGCTATTATCAAAAGCACCTACTTTTGCATCATAGTCGTCTTGATTGTTAACTGTCACTGTTGCGTTTGAAGATGTAGCAGAACCAGCAACAGCAGAAAGTAAAGCTGAGTTGCCAGCACGGCTAACATAAAGCGCATTGCTATATGAAAGGAATGATGCAGCAGTAAACCATGTTTCTGCATTGAGGCTGGTAGGCTTACCATAACGAGCTGCTAGAGCAGTCTCGGAATCGATGAGCATAATCTTACCAACAGGACCCCAGCGAAATACGCCAGCAAAAGCACCAACTGTTGTTGATACTGCTGGTACTACTGATGTAATATCGATTTCTGAAATGTTAATACCAGGACTGACCTGAAAGCCGCCACCACCTGATCCGAAATTTGGAACCGCCATTTTATTCTCCCTTAGTAGAAGGTGTTTGATTAGTTATATCTTTAACTTATTTATAATTTCTTTAATCACAACATCATGGCTCTAGCGAACTCATCAGAGGAAACTTCTATGATTTCATCGAAGTCTTCTGGGTGACCATCTGCGAGAAATCCAAAAGGTATCAATTCATTTTCCCAATCTTCATCAGTTTTCTCACGCAAAGTCATTAATGTATTAATATCAGTGAAGTCTTTAAAGTATTGTTGATCTGTTAGCCAAGCAAAAAGGACCAATCCCATAACCAAGTCATCATGGCATCCGGGTTCTGCTTCAAAAGAGTGCGCTTTCTTACTAAATGTAGAAAGCTCTCTAATAGTTTCTAGATCGTGAATTACTAATTGGTTTTGTTCAATCAACAATTTGACAATAGAGCAACCAATCGATTTAACTGCTTTAGTTGTCCTAATACCCTTTTCACTGAGTTTGCCAAAACCTGCTGAGATTCTTTTACCAGCTCGTCCTGCGGACTCAGTAAACATCAGCCCTTCATATTCATACTCACCATAAATGATATCGCAAACTTGCTCGCCAATATCATTAGATTCAACAAGCACTGCTGCATTATTGTATATCTTTGCAGTTCTATATATCAATTCAGCGTAATCTATCGGTGAGATCATATTGTTTCGATAACAGAATACTTGATTATAAGGCATCTGTGTAACGTCGAGAATTTGGAATGCTGAGTAATCTAACCCCTTGCCTCGAGACGTATCGGCAACCAAAACATACTTTCTGCCAGATAAAGGTTCTGCGAACATTGACTTGCCGTCATCATATCGCATAGGCGGCTGGTGCGCCATTTGTTTTAATTTCCAACCAGCAATCAATGTGCCGGATGAACCTAGGAACTCGCAACCATGCTCCTGAGCAAACTTGTCTAGATCACCGCCCATCGCTGAAAGCGTATCGTCATACCATGCCTGATCACGACCGGGAACGTCATACCACATAACCTTAATGGAATTATAGTTGTTGCGTTCTTGCTCAGCGTCATCCCAGATCTTATGGAAGTGATTTAGCCCGTTTGGTGTAGAAACCAAAACAATCTTTGTTGACTTACCAGATGAAATTGTCGGGAACACTGAGGTAAAAAACTCATCCCAATTTTCAATGAACGCCGCTTCGTCAATGAAAAGTAGGTTGATTGCATAACCACGAATAGCAGATGCTGAAGTAGCAGCAGCAATAACACGAGAATTGTTTTCTAGAACAAATGAACCCTTATTCCATTCGGTTACACCTTGCTGGAGCCACTTAGGAAGATGCTCATACGCAAGTTGAACTTTGCCAAGAATTTCTCGAGCAGTGTCACCTTTGTTGGCTAGAAGCGCCACTGTCTTTTCACCATGGAAAAGAATATACCAAAGGATGAAGCCACAAGTAGTAGTAGACTTACCTGTCTGACGAGCGGTTGTGATAACTGTATAGCGATTATCCGCCATACTTGTAATCATTTCTTTCTGGTAACCATACATATCGAACGGGACAAGACCTTCGTCCACGTTAATAATTTTCATGTAGGTTTCACAGAAGTATACGGGATCTCTAGAACACCTGATATATTCTTGAACTAACTCAGGTGTCCAGTCGACTGCAATGCCACTTTTCTTAAGATTAGAGTTACCTAAGTAACCCTTATAATCTTCGATATGCTCAGCCATCGTTTCTCATATCAGAAAGAATTCTTTGTAGGTCTGCTGTTGAGCCTACAAATAAGTTGTTGTTAATTGTTTTTTGATTGTTATCGGATGCAGGATCTAATTTCTGCCGCTTCATTTTCAGTTCGGCAAGCGCGCCACTGACGTCTGCAATCGTTTTGATTAATGAGTTGACAACCTCATAGGCTCTTGGATGCTGTGACTGCTGAGCAATCGCAATCATATCGTCAAGCGCTTCTCTGCCTTTTTCAGCAGCATCTAGCAAATTGCCACGAGCATAGTCGAGATCGCCATCATCAATCTTAACAGCAACCCGTTCAACGGGCAACTGCGGTGTTAGATCTAAAGCATCATCTATTTCATTTGACATTAAATATTCTCATTAATTGTAGTAATAAACCCGTAGTTGTCATCTGCGGCGATTTGATCAATATCGATTGTAGTTGGTGCCGGGCCCGGACCAAAATAATTCACAGGATCTCCATTAACATCCAACCCAGGGGTTGCTACAATTTCAGCAAGTGGTGTTGAATTTGCGTCAAGACTGCCGTGAATATTGACTTCAGCTTGCTTAATGATGCTGCCGGATTTCTTAACAGGACCATAGATATATGTTTTCATAGTAAAAGACAATGTATAAATCATTGCCCGTCTAGTTTCATAATTTCCTTCATAATCATCATTTAAATTCACTGAATTTAGGATCACCGGAATATCATGAATAACATTCATTGATGGAATAAGTTTTACAGACGCCGTCCACTCTGGTGTAAAGAACGGAATGATCTGCTCGAGAATACGAGTGCCATCTTCAGCATTCTTTACCATGATGCTCAATTCAAAAGTCATATCATATGGCACTGGGCTATATTGATACTTTATCTTAGCAGCGCTTGTAGAATCTGCGACCATGCGGCGATTAATTGTGTTAAGCTTTCTATCAGCTGCATAATTCATTGAAGTCATTTCAAAAGACATGATAGGCAGCTGAACGCCGACAGCTCTGTCTAAGTATCCATCACTATCAAGTCTATTTAAAAACTTATCCTTAGGACCATAGGTCAAAGGAATCCGTAGCGTCTGGATAGTTTCACCTGCTGTATTTTCTCTATTAATATAAACGTCATTAAACAGTGTGCCAAATAGAATGACATACTTTCTGACTAATCCATGATTCCATACTTGACCAAACATTAGGCGTTTCCTTCACTAAACGGATCAATATCGGTGAAGTCAATAAACCCATCGCCTTGGGTTTCGAAAAATTCATTATCCGAGAATGCTGCATTGTTTGTTTGAGTGTCGATGCTATATTGTCCTTGAATGATATCGTAGCCATCTTGATCTACAATCACATAACCATCCTGGGTTAGAAGATTGTAGATAGACATATCAAGTGAATATTTAACTTGCAATGCATCAATATCAGCGATACCTGTATTCAATTTCTCGCCAGAATATTCGAACAGTTCGCAGATAATATCATATACCTGCATACCACCTAACTGGTAGAAAATAGATCTATCATTAACATACTTGATGGTATACAACTGTGGGCGATTAGGGTTTAGTGTAAACCAAATGAGGTCGCTTTCTCTAGGACGAGTTAGCCCTTCATATTGTCCAACTTCATCATTGAATGATTTAATAGCAACAGACAATGTAATTTGGTCACGCATTTCCAAACCAAACTTGGATAGAAATACACCATCACCCTCGAAACCATCAACACTCTTAATATACATTTCTACCATGTATTGAGTGTTATATTCCGAAACAGTATCAGCCCCATATAACTCATCTTTATTCTTGATGGTTCTTGGCAGATAATAAACATCATTGCCATACATCTTAATGGATTCTACCAGCAGATCTTCGACCAGCTGTTTTTCCATCGATGAATTAAAGTTGTTGAAATAAAAATTGGTACTCAAGATCTTATCCGATCATATCGATGACTGGCAAGCTGTAAGAACTAATCATTTCATCTTCCATCTTCTGAATATCTCTTTCAGCGTCGTCTAGAATCTTTTCCCCATTAAACTGCACACCGCCGGGCAATTGAAGCCCTGTAAACTTGGTCAGGTTAGTTCCCCACTGATATTTGATTTTCTGTGTTGTGTAGTTTTGTAACCAGCGATCTGACCAAACATCAGTATAAGTATCTGGATCAACGACTTCGTATGCTTGAACTAGAATATACTCATTCAATTGAATAGCATTCCAGTCCATATCAACATAGAGTTTGTTTTGGTGGCGATTGTATCGAATAGGTTGTTTGCCAACCAACATTTCACTAATCAAAGAAAGATGTTCCATTGTCATGTAGTATGGAATCATTGAAACTGAGGTTAGTGAATAGAGGTCGTTCAAAGCAATTTGATAGCGAATGTTGAATAGATCGTCTGCACGAACTGAAGGATCAGCGATAGAGAAAATTGATACTGCACCAATGATGTTTTCCGGCAAAGTGATATACTTATTCGCTCTATCAGTAGAAGTAACTTGATGCTTGTAATAAACCATCTCGGTGCCATCAAAGTGATAGTCCCAGTAATAACGGAGAGCTTCGTCAATGCGATCTTCGATCTGATCATCATCAACGTTGATCTCGATAACAGGAGCACCTAGCTTACGTAGGCAATATTGTTTAAATTCATCTCTGGTGGTTGGGACTGCCATTGCCTAATCCTAGTTGGTTTCTTTTATTTATATAAATAGAATCATAGTTGAATTGGAGAATAATCTGTGTCAAATTTAGTTAAAGTGCAAGCAGTATCAATATACTACGGCGTGACTGACGCTCAAGCTATGATTGATACCTTTGCCTGCAAAGCTGTTTTAGATTCACTTAACATCCCTTATGTCAATCTTGTTTATACTGAGATGTCACAAGTCGATGAATTATTTGCAAATCTAGGAACTTGGACTTATGGTTGGGATTATGAAGTAAAAGAATTTACTAATTTTCCACTGATAACTTGGCAAGAATTCTATGATGATTATACAAATTTTAATAATGTTGCTACTAGTTTAACTGAATTAAATACAAAGTTTGTGCCAATCGCCAATCTAGTACAATAAATCTTTTGGTCTATTTACATATTCACCTTTTGTTATCAGCAGAACTTTAGCATTTCCTGTTATACGCATATCATAGGATCTGGGGTTCATATAGTTTAAAGCGCGAGCTTCAATCTCGTTGCCTGCTCTAAAATTGCCCAATAGACAATATACGCCAGTATTAGCAGGCACAACATAATCACCATCAAGTCTCATATATTCAGTTTGTAGCGGCTTATTGCTTTCAATACAAACCCAAACACAGTCATCTCTATAATGCTCATATGTTGGGTAATTTAAAACATAGTTTGTATTGTATAAATTTTCACTGTAACAACCGCCAACAAATTCATCATTATCTTGTCGGTATTCTTCTATTGCACCTCTGTATATGTAAGCGCCAATAATGTTAACATGGTATCCTTGACAATTTGGTTGCCACTTTCGAACAAAACTTCCTCCAGATATAAAATTGACCACTAAGTCTTTATAGACAATTCTTAGATCTATAAATGGTTTCATAGGTCTAGTCTCAATGCTTTAGCAGCACCATGAATATTTCCTTTGTCTGTTTTATTGATAAACGTGCTAAGTTTTGTAAGCGCATCTAATACAACTTCAGGAGTTACTTCTTCTGCACTGTCAGGATCAATTTCCCATATAAGAAGTTCTTGCATATACCTCTTCCTCTAACATATCTAAGTATGAATCTGGCGGCGCAATTCTGCTAAAGTTAATATACTTACTTAATTTCTCAACATCATTTACCAATAAAGTATCTATTTCGGATACCTGATTTATTCCTAGTTTTAACAAAAGATCATTAAAATTTTCTAAGGTCAATAATTCAACAATATTTACATAATGAATGTTGACACCATGATCCTGAAGAATCTTAGTTTGTTCTTTTATTCTTCTATCGCTTTCAAGGCACCACCAATAACATAATTGATATGGGTGAGCTGTTTCATATCCATCATATTGAAGAACTCCAGTTTCGTCCGGACCTGAATACCAAGGAACTATAAACTTTTGCTTATAAGGTATCCAATCTAAAAGAAACATGCTTGTTGCAATTTCTCGCCATGAGCGCTGGAGGACTATGCAGTCTTTTATTTCTACAGATGAATTAATAAACTTCTCAAGAAATCCCAATCCCATCATATGCCCTGTATGAACGATATTAGGCATACCGGTAGATTCATAAAAAGCAATTTTATCTGAAACAAAATTATCTTTAACTTCGTCTGTAGATAATCTTACTGTATGAAATCCAGGTTCACTTTCATGCTCAGAATACACATTTTCAATTGAAAACAATTCTGCAAGTTTGTTAGTCCCTGATCTGCCAGCAGAAAGAACAGGTATAAAATTTAACATGCTTTAGCTTTCATATGGTAGTGGTCGTTGCCGAACAAGTTGCCAAATAATAAATCATCAATAAGAATCGTTTGGTTGTTTCTTGTGTCATACATACCAATTTCTATTTCAGGATCTTCTAATAATTTTTGCCAGATTCTCAATCCACTCTTAGTACATAAATGATCAGTTATAATAGTTTGGTTTTCGTCAGTCATAATGAATTTATATACTTCATAGCCGAATCCTTTGTTGACATATTCATCTCTAGTATGAAATTCATATGTCATGATGCCGCCTACAACTTTAGTGAACCATATGTAAGAGATTAATACATCACCGTTATAAAGTCCATACTTAAGTGATTTCTCAGATTCAGTTTTATATAGTTCAAACTTTCCTATGTTTGCAACATATGTTCTATTTATGAACAGCGTCCAATCTATATTATCAAAATCTCTAAGATCTGGTATTAGCCACATATCATGTTCATTATAGAAGTTAAAGTTTCGGGTTCTCTAAATACAGGAATTTTTCTATCAAGTAGTGTTGATATCCCCTCATTGCTATAATCATAACATGAGAAAAATACTACCTTATTATTACTCTCTATGAGATCTGCAATTTTATTAGCATACTCAATTGCATTAGTATTTCCATCAGATTGAATATGAACTATAATACAATCTATATCATTGCAAGTCATTAAAATAGTCATAACATCGAACAAAGATTTATCAATACCAGCCGACCAATCTATTAGATCTAGTGGATTTGATATTTTTGTTTGAGGTGAAACTACATTTTTAATCACAGATATGAATTGTTCATTTGTTGGTTCATCTATCAAAAGAGCATTAAATTCTGCTGCAGAAGTCAACAATACACCACCGCCGCCAGTATCAGTGATTATGAAAGTTTTTCTGCCACTAGGTATTTTCATACCAGATGATACGAACTGTAGAGCACCTACAAAATCCATCATGTTTCTAGCAGCATTATTAATATTTTTTAAAATAGAACCCGTATGATTCTTTGCAGCCCTAATTGTCGAAGGAGTGCCCCATGGAGATAGTAGAATTACAGGTTTGTTTATAGTTTTGATATAGTTATATGGAACATCGGCAGTTTCAAAATATAAAGCAATAACTTCTGTGCTGGGATCATCTTCTAGTGATTTGATTGCCAACATAAGATCAAATGTCAAGTTGTTGCCGATAGTCAACACCCTAGAGAACCCTAACTTGATTGTTTTGAGTCTATGTGCTAGGTCCATAACGATACCGCCGCTTTGCGATATCATTCCAATATTGCCTACGGGCAAATCCATAGCTATGCAATGAAATGGCGTGTAGCTATCCCAAATGCCTGGGCAGTTAGGTCCTAGCACATATGCACTATATTGTTTGATTACACGTAAAGTATTTTCTGAAAAAGAATCACAAGCAGATATTACAATGATGTTTAAAACACCATTCTCTATAAGATCAACAATGCTTTGATCAACATCAGATACACACACGATACCTAAGTCTGCACCATACGGCACATCTTTTATAGTTGGATATGTGTTTTGATTTAAGACTGTGCCGGAATTGTTGTTGACAAAATAAATGTCTCTTGGATGTTTAAGAACATCTTTAGCAATCCAGTTTCCCCATTTTGAAGAATTCTCAGATGCACCAACTATAATCACACTTTTTGGATTGAAAAAATATCTCATAATAACCTCATAATTAAGTATATGCAAATGCTGCCTTACCAGCGACGCCGGCTAAACCAGCGTATGAAGTGCCATAAGAACCCTTTACACCCACTCCTCCGGCGCCACCGGTAACATATGTTCCAACAACACCTGCACCACCCGTGCTGTTTGCGCTTAAACTTCCTGAACCGCCAGCATTACCAACAGTATTCACTACAGTGCCCCCAGTAGCGGTGCCCGCTGAACCACCTGCAGGGGTGCCCGTGGCTGACACACCGCCACCACCGCCGCCAGCAGACATGGTTGTCATTGTTATAGTGCCAGTAACAGAAGAGCCGCCGCCTGCTACACCAGCAGTGCCAACACCAGCGGCTGCAGGGTTGGCTAACCCAGCACCGCCGGTACCCGCGCTTCCTGTTGTATATGTGAATGTGTTTCCTAATGCCTTTACGGATAAAGAAGTCCTAACCAAACCGCCAGACCCCCCGCCGCCGCCACTATATTGAATGCTGCCTTTGACAGGACCTTGAGAACAACCGCCGCCGCCGCCAGAGCCACCTACAATTTCAATAACAACTAATTGAGCACCTGCAGGTATAGTTTCAGTAGCACCTGTAGCAGCAGTAGTATATGTTCTTGTAGTAGCAGAAAATTTAGTAGCACCATAGAAGTTACTAAAACTTATAGTTCCGGATGTGGGAATAGTGGTACCAAGATAATTATAGGTTCCCGTAGGAACGTTTGCGCCACCAGAATAATAGTTACTTAAACTAAGCGGTGTTGCGCCACCAAACTCAGTTTGAATATTGGTGAAAGTTAAAGCACCACTATTTGCCAGAGTCATAGATCATTCTCTTCAATTCATCAATTTGATTCTGTTGCTCTTTGATTGCTTCAATAAGCAGCGGAACAATTCGATCATATCTGACTGTAAGATAATTCTCTCCTGTTTTACTTTCACCATCTTTTCCGATATCAAACGGTGCTCTTGTAACAGCATCAGGAACAATTTTTTCAATTTCCTGAGCGATAACACCATGCTCGTGAATATTGCCGGGAATAAACTCATACTCATCACACAGTTCTTTATTCCAGTCGAACGTATAGCCGCCAATTTGTTGAACCTTCTTGATAGGATCTTCAATAGCAGTAATGTTTTTCTTTAGACGTCTGTCCGAAGAGTATGCAGTAATGTTTCCGGTATGTGACAATCCTGTGGTATTGGCAGACATAAAGTTGGTAGTACCGCCATACCACTTAAATGCATATAAGTTAGATTCTACAGAATACCATTGAGCACCACTTTCAATACCAATAGCATAACCTGCACTTGCCGCGCCAACGTTATCATAGAGAACGAGTTTGGTACCAGCACTATATGAAGTGAAGGTTGGCGCAGCGATACCCCCGGTGTTCCATGTGATACGATTTGCGGTGCCATTTGTGAGGGAAATACTAGAACCGCCAACAGATGAAGTGATAGTACCTGTCATGGTGCCACCAGCAAGTGGTAGCTTAGTAGAGTCCGTAGCTGTTGCGGCACTACCAGTAATACTAATAGGCCAACTTGCTCCGAAGTTGGTGCTATCAACCTGTAACCCGAGCGTAGAACCAAGCCAACCAACATAAATTTTGTTTGTGCCTTGCCCAGTACCACCACCTTGCTGTACTGGGGTATATCCTAGTCGAGCGGGAATGTCTGTATAATATGAAGCAAGTTGCCCATTTAACTGTGTGGCATATGTCCCAGTTGCATTAGCAACTACTGTTGTTCCAACTGTAAACGATGCTGTATTAACAGAAACAGATACGTTAGCAAAACCAGTGATTGATGTATTACCAGTAATGCTGAATGTTGTTGAGTTGGCGACTGTGATCATTCTAAGGCCACCAGTCGCTCCAGACCAAGGAACAATTGCTAAATTAGCATTACCTATGCCGCTGTTGCCAGTTACAACAATTACAGTATCACCAGCAGTAGTCAGGTTGTTATATGCTCCACCCGGCGCGTTGGGTGCTACACCGAATACATATGAACCATTTTTCACTGCTAAAACTTGGGTTGAATTTGCTGCGGCGGTAGTATCTGTGATTGTTGTTGTTGATGTATTGGCAATGAAAGCAGTGCCAACAGTTAACAGTGCTGAGTTAACACTAGTGCTTACGTTAGCAAAACCTGTGATTGATGTATTGCCTGCAGCAAGTGTTGTGATACCTGTTACTGCTTGAGCGGCACTTGTTGATTGAATGGTTGTTGTTCCGAGAAACAATGAAGGCAATCTAGCAAATGCTACTGTTCCGGAAGTAATGTTAGATCCGTTTGCAGCAATTGCAATGGCATTGGTATATGCAGTAGCAGCGTTACCAGTAATTTGACCTTGCACTGTAGCCAGAGATAGACCACCAAAGTTGGTTGTGTTATTGGCAGTCAACGTAGCAACGTTTGCTGACAGGGTGCTGTTTAATTGATATGATGCAGCAGCAGTACCTCCTAGGAAACTAGTGTTATTGGCAGTCAACGTAGCAACGTTTGCTGACAGGGTGCTGTTTAATTGATATGATGCAGCTGCTGTGCCACCTAGGAATGAAGAATTGTTAGCAGTGCCTGAAAAATTGCTACCATTGATGGTGGAGCTTACTGACGAGTTACCAATTGTCAACAATGCAGTGGTTGCATTTGATGTTAATGTAGCACCCCATGAAGTAGCATTGATAGTGCTAATTTGCAGGTTAGCAGCAGAAAACAATAAGGTAGCATTAGCAATAAAGCTAGTGCCAACAGTTAACAATGCTGAGTTAACACTAGTAGATACATTAGCAAACCCAGTGATTGATGTATTACCGGCAGCAAGTGTTGTGATACCAGATACCGCACCTGTGAAAGCAGCACCACTTAGTAATGCGTATGATGCAGCAGCAGTGCCACCTAAGAAGGATGTATTATTAGAAGTAAGTGAAG